TATTGTCAGAGTTCAAACTGCAATTAGAAAAGATTTTAAACAAGGTCAAAGATTTGCCGAATGGTTAGGTTTGGAGAACGAAGGCTTAATGAAAAAATTTGGTTTTGATGGTACAGATCAGTACAGATATGCGAGGATATTCTAATGGGAGCAGCTGCACCAGTATTTACAGTAGCAATGGGAGCTATACAATATGAAGCTCAAGGAGAAATTGGCAAATTTAATCAAAGAGTTTCTAATAGAAAAGCATTAGTTCTTGAAAATCAAGCTGATCAATTAGAAGCAAAAGCAGATTTTGATATTGCACAATTTAAAAAAAATTTTAAAAAAATTGAAGGTGAAACTAAAGTAGCACTTGCTAAATCTGGTGTTGTTATGGATAGTGGTAGTGCTTATAATATTATGTTATCAAATGCTTATGAAGCAAAATTACAAGAAAATTTAATTAGATATAATTCTGCTATTGCAGCAGCAAATAAAAAAGAACAAGCTAATTTTGCAAGAATAGAAGGTGCTATGCGTAGAAACGAAGCTAAACTTGCACAAATACAAACAGTTGCAACAACTGGAGCAAATTTATATTCAATGATGAATAAACCTAAAGGAACAGCATAATGCCTAAGATACCTACATTTGAAGCAACAGGTTCAATTACTCAATTAGAAGGTACTACTACCGATTTAAAAATGGGTTTAAATCAAAATCTTGCTAGTGCATTAGCACCTATAACTAAAACTGTAGTTGAACAAAAAGTAAAAGAAAATGCTTTACAAAATCAAGCAGAAGCATTGAGATTAGAAAATAATTTTATTACTGACATGCAATCAGTTACTCAAACAATTAGAACTGATGAAAAATATGCAACAAACAAAAATGCTGCAAACATTTATTTAAAAGAACAATCAGATGCTTTAATAAAAAAATATAGAGCTTTAGCAACTAATGGAAATGTTCAAGATAAATTTTCTAATTATGCTTTAGCTGAAACGCAAAAAACAATTTTTAAAATTGATACAGCTATATCAAATAATATTATACTTGATTTAAATAATCAATATTCAGAAAAAAAACAATCAATGATTATAAATGGAATGACATCTGATATTGATAGAGAAACTTTGCAAAAAGATTTAGAAAAATTAACTATAGATACTTTTAGCTCACAAGTCTCTCCACCAGAATTAACAAAAATGTTAAATTATATTCCTGTAGAAATACAACTATATGATGGTTTAAAAGATGTTCAACAAACACCTAAAAAAACTTATTATGCTTTAAAAGATAAAAATTATCTACCAGACTTATCTTATGAACAAAGATTAAAAATAGAAGAAAAAGCAATAACAATTTTAAGACCACAAATTACTAAAGAGTGGGAAAATTACACAGCAACTATTATGGCTGGAAAAGAACCACCTCGTTTTGATATGAAACTTGCAACAGAAATAATGACAAAACCTGTTGCAGAAAAAATGTTACAAGAAGAATCTTTAATAAAAGACACTGTTATTAATAATAATTTAATACTTACTTCACCAGCTAAAGATTTAAAAGAATTGTATAAAAATATAATAGATGAAGCTGAAGAATCAAACACAGAGCTAAAATTTCAAGCATTAGAAACACACTATCAAACAATTCTTAAAAAAAGAGAAGATGGTCTTAATAAAGATCCAATTAACTTTATATTACAAACAAATAATTCTGATATTGCAGAATTAGTTGCTGAACTAGAAGAATTAAAAGGAACATCTGTTGGTGCTGGACCAGTATTTAGCACTGAAGCAGAAGCATTAGCTATATCACAAAAAAATATAGAATTAGCAAGTGCTTTAGCTGATGAACAAACTAAATTAGGTATTCCAGAATCTCAACACAGATTTATGACTAATGAACAAGCAACAGGATTTGTTAATTCTTATATTGCTCTTGCAGAACAAAGTGATGAAAAAGGTATGCAAAATTTAATGTTAAGTTTAGGAAATGATTATGGTGTATTTGAATCTAAAGTTATAGCACAATTAAAAACAAGTGGTTTACCAGAAGGAGCTGAAATTGCTTTATCATTAGGGAATTCTGAACTTGCTATAGAAGCATTATCTCTTGATACTAAAAAAGAAAAAGAAGAATTAAAAAGTTTTTTAAAAAGAGAAACTGATAATGAAACAAAATTTGATGATATTAGTATTATGATTAGTGAAGAGATGAAAGAATTTGAAGCTATATTAAGAAAAAATGTTCCATTAGACAGTAGTGCTACATTACCAGAGATGGAAAAACTTATAGACTTTTTAAGTTATGCAGCAATTAATAGAATGTATGGTAAAGGAATGAACGCAGAAGATGCTGCTGAATCTGCTGCTAATACTTTTTTAAATAATTTTCATTTAGAAGATACTTATTTTATTCCTAAAATTTATAATGGAGAAGATATATCTGCTAGTGTTGATGGTATCATTGATAAAGCAAGTGTATTAAAAGATTATTACTTACCGGAGTTTGGTGCTGTTGCTTTTAAATCTGCAACTGAAAGAGATGAAGTTCTATTAACTAAAAAAATGAAATCACAAATGCAAACTAATGGTCAATGGAGAAATACTCCAGATGGAGAAGGTTTAGTTTTTGGAATAGTTTTAGCAAATGGATCATTCGCACCTGTTATAAATAAAAAAGGAGAAGAACTTGCTTTTAAATTTAATGACACAACCTATACTATTCCGGGTACATCAGAAAACTTTGATATAAATTTAAAATATAATGAAGATGTAGAAAATGTTTATGCTATGGGTGGTTCTATTAAAGTTGAATTAGAACCTATTGCTGTAAAAGAACCTAAAATTTTTAATAATCCCGGCAATATAGAATTTGGTCAAGGTTATGCTGGTGAAACAGGAGAAAAATATGCAGAAAGATTTTCAGTTTTTGACAGTAAAGAAATGGGTGTAAGAGCATTAGCAATGGATTTGACTACAAAAATAAAAAGATTTGATGGAGATATAGAAAAAATAATTACTCAATTTGCTCCACCAAGTGAAAACGATACAGATGCTTATATTAAATTTGTTAAGAAAAGATTAAAAAAAGATAAAATTACTATAAATGATATTGGTGAATTAACTAAAGCGGTAATTATAAAAGAAAATAAAAAAAGTGTAGCTGATTTATATTTAGTTCCTAATGTATTTAATGTTGGAATAGAATTAAGTAAAATTCAACTTCCAAAAGGAACTACTCTTGAAGAAGCATTAAAAAAATTAAATAAATAATATGGCACAATTTGGTTTTGGATTAAACATAAATAAGACAGCACAAGAGACAGGCTATGATCAATATAAAACTAATTTATTTGAAACATTAGGAGCTGTTGCAAAAGATAACTGGAACTACAATCCTGTCATATCTTTAATGACTTATGGAGATACATTAGAAGCAGAAAGAGATTCAAGATTAGAAGGTAAAGAACCTGTAGATAGAAATATTTTAAATGAAAGATATAAAGATATAGGATTATATTTTGAACAAGATGAATATCAATCAGTTGTTAATATTATGGTTGATCAAAAAGAAAAAGAATTAGAAAGACAAAGTATAATTCAAAGAGGACCCAAAGGTTCTTGGAATCCTTTAGATGGTGGTTTTTATGTAGGTGCAGCTAAACTTGCAACTGGTATTGGTGTTAGTTTTCTTGACCCTATAAATATTGGTGTATCTTTTATACCTGTGTTTGGACAAGCCAACTTTGCTAGAGTTGCTGCCGCAACAAGTTTTAGAACTGCTAGACTAGCACGAGGTGCTGTAGAAGGAGCTGTCGGTGCAACCCTTGTAGAACCTCTTATTTATGGTGTGGCTCAAAAAATACAAGCTGATTATGATCTTGTAGATAGTTTTATGAATATTGGTTTTGGTTCTGTTATTGGTGGTGGACTTCATGTAGGTGCTGGTAAATTAAAAGATATGAAAACTGCTAGAGATTTTGAAGCAAGAGTTTTAGCAAATAGAGAAAATTTAAACACAGTTGAAGGTGGAGAACCAGAAGTAAATTTTTATAAAGAATATTATCCTGCTGACAGCGAACTAATGATGAGATTAGAACAAACTGATCCGGAGTTAAGAAAAAAATTATTAGCAAAAGCTATTGGTGATCAACAATTAGATGAACCTGTAAATGTTACTGATATAGCAAATGCTGATCCTGTAATGAATGGAACATCAACTAAACAACTTGATATAGAAATTAATGCAGCAAGAAAAACTATTGCTAAAATAAAAAAAGTTGTAGATAATAAGGGTCAGAATGATGAAGCAACAGCTTTACTTGGTCAAGCAACAAGAAGATATAGAGAGTTATTAGCAAAAAAACAAAAACTAAATCAAGAAACTAGAACCGAACCTGTAGTTAATGAAGCTAGAATTAATAATAAAAAAATATCAGATGATTTAGAATTAAATTCTGTAAAAGACAGTACAGCAAGAGGAGAACCAGAAGATACACAATTAAAAATATCAGAAGAAAGATTATTAAAAATAAGAACAGCACAATCTGAAAAAGGATTAAATTTAAAATTTGGTCCAGAAGATACAACATTAAAAGATGTTTCAGAACAATTAGATGAAGTAAATTCTAAATCACAAGAAATAGATGATATTGTGGCTGATTATATTAACTGTAGTAATGGAAATTAACAATGGCTAAAAACACCTGTTTAACAAGAGTAGAAAGTTTATTAAAAGGTTCTTCAATTAAATCTGTTAAAAGAGATGAGATAATAAACTTAATTAAACAATCAATAGCAGAAAAAAAATTATCTGGCATGGATGAAGTTAATGTAGATAAAATTTCTAAAGATGTAACAGAACAAATAAAAGCACAAAAAAAAATAGATAAAATAAATGCTGTTAATGATGAGATATTAGTAAGAAAAAAGGTAGAAGAACAATTAGAAAATTTTAAAGCTGATCCAGAAAATGGTTTAATATCATTATTAGTTGGTACTAACGAATTAACAACTGGTGCTAGACAATCTGTAAGTGTTGCACAAAATGCAGCACAAGGTCAATTAATTGCAGGTTTTAATGCTGAGTTAAAAAATGCTGGAGTAGATCAATTTTTTGCAAATGCAGACACATCAACACAAGAAAGAATTGCTATTGCTATGGAAGAATTTGCTCAACAAAAAACTGATATAGAAAAAAGAACTGGATTAAAACCTCCAGTAACAGAAAAAAATCAAGATATAAAAAAAGTTGCAGAAATTATGGAAAATTATTCTGAACTTGTTAGACAAAAATTAAATGCTAGAGGAGCTAATATTGAAAAAATGTGGGGTTATGTTGTTAAACAATCTTATGATCAATTTAATGTTAGAGCTGCTGCAAACAGATTAAATAAAAAATTAGAAGAAATAACTGTTCCAGAAAATTTAAAAGGTAAAGATATAAATTATTTAAAAAATTTTACAGCATGGAAAGATTTTGTTATGCAATATTTAGATGGTGATAGAACATTTGCAAATACAGATGATATAGATGTTTTTTTATTAAATGCTTATAATTCTATTGTTGGAAATAAAATACAAATAGCTGAAGGAGCTGGTAATATTTTTGGTACTAAAAATATAACAAAAGGTGCAAACTATAAAAGGGTATTACATTATAAATCTGCAAAAGATTGGTTTGCTGTTAATGAAAAATTTGGCACAGGATCGTTAAAAGAAACTTATTTTTCTGGATTAATGACAGCCGGAAGAAACATGGGTATGATAGATTCACTTGGTACCAAACCAAAACAAAATTTTGAAAAAATTAGATATGCTGTTCAACAAAGATTAATATCAGAAGAAAGATTAGCAGCTGCAGAATCTATATCTTCTTATGCACCATTTGATAAATATATGAAAGTTGTAGATGGAACTATTCATACTGTTGAAGGTGGTACAAATGGTTTTGCTGTAGCAAAATGGTCAGCAATAACTAGAGCTGTAACTAACACAGCTAAACTAGGTGGCGCAGTTATATCTGCTGCTGCAGATTTGGGTATCTATGGATCAGAGATGAAATTTCAAGGTAGATCATTTTTAGGTGGAATGTTTGAAGGTTTTAGAGGTTTAGCAAGAAGAAAGAATACTCAAGATAAAAAAGATTTAGTTGAAGGAATGGGTTTCTTAGCAGATGGAATAATTTATGATGTATCTGGTAGGCATCAAGTTGGTGATAATTTAACTAAAGGTTGGACTAAAATTCAAAGAACATTTTTTAAATATAACTTACTTTCTTGGTGGACCAACACTTTAAAAGAAAACTCAATGTTAGGTATGGCTAACTATTATGCTAAACAAAAAAATTTAAGTTTTGATCAGTTAAATAAACCATTACAAGAATTTTTTGCTTTATATAATATTGATTCTGTTAAATGGGATGTCATTAGAAAAAATGGAATGGCAAAAGCAGATGATGGAACTGAATTTATTAATATTTCAAATTTAGATCAAATATCTGATGCTGATATAAAAAGAATAACAGGAATAGATAATTTAACTAAAACAGAACTACAAATAGAAAAAGATAAATTTAAATATTCAGTATCTGGAATATTATTAGATAGATCAATTTATGCGGTTATTGAACCAGATGCTAGAATAAAAGGAATAATGACACAAGGAACTTTAGCAGGAACTGGTATAGGTGAAGCTATTAGATTTTTAGGTCAATTTAAAGCATTTCCAATGTCAGTTATGAATAAAGTTTTAGGAAGAGAAATGGCTTTTATTAGAAAAGGTAGAAGGTTAGGTGGATTAAGCACAGAAGCTGGGAGAGCAGAAATAGGAAGAGGTATTAGAGGAATAGCTGCATTAGTAATTACTTCTGGTTTTATGGGTTATATGGCAATGACTATGAAAGATTTACTGAAAGGAAAAGAACCAAGAGATCCTAGAAATTTTAAAACAATAATGGCTGCTTTTTTACAAGGTGGCGGACTAGGTATATATGGAGATGTATTATTTAAAGAACAAAGAGATGCTGGTACTGTCATTGCTGGTTTAGTTGGTCCAGTTCCAGTAACAATCGCAGATGTTGGATTAGCATTTCAATATGCTCTTACTGGAGAAGGTGGAAAATCTGCAAAAGCAGCATATAGAGCTGTTAGTCAGAATATACCTTTTTTAAATTTATTCTATATAAAAATAGCATTTGACTATTTGATAGGTTTTCAAATTATGGAAACAATGAATCCGGGTGTATTAAAAAGGGTGGAAAGAAGAATGAAAAAAGATTATAACCAAGAATATTTATTTACAAAACCATCAACAAGTAATAAAGGTTTGTTTTAATTATGACAGTATCAACTACAATTATAAAGAACTCTCACAATGGAAATGGTAGTACAACTACCTTTGCTTACAGTTTCAAAATTTTTGCGGACAGCGACTTAGTAGTAATTATTAGATCATCTACAGGAACAGAGACAACTAAAA